AATATATTTGTTTGATTAGTTGCATCTAATAAAGCTTGTAATATAATAGCTAAATATAATCTACGTTCTGGTTCTTCTCTATCAAACTGAACTATAGGATCTATAAATATTTCTTCAGTTTTTTTAAAATACTTTTTCATTTAGGTTATACAGTATGTTTTATAAATTTACCTGTAATGAGATCTCTTTTTGTATTACGATTTTTATTAAGGCTCATTAAACGTTTCTTTTTATATTCAGGATTATCTTTTGCCCATTTCTTCCATAATTTTTTCTTATTTTCAGATTGTTTCTTTCTATATTCAGGATCTTTATAATACTCTCTTTCACCTAGTTTCTTTCTTGCTTCAGGATCTGAGAATTGTTTCTTTGCATTGTCAGATTGCTTCTTTTTATATTCAGGATCTTGATAACTCTCAACAGGTCGAAAGAACTTACCACCTACTCTTGAATTATAATAAGCTGGTTCATCTGTTCCTTCAAGATTAGAGGAAAGAACATTGAATTTCATTTGATAATATAGTTCATAGTATCGTAGGCTACGTCTGTTTTTATATTCAGCTATGATCTCAAATTTAAAATGTTCCTTCCCCACCTTCTCAATATCTTTCAGTAACCATTTAGAAGAACCCATATATGTTTTCCAATTGGATTCTCTTTCTTTTAATCGAGTATACATTAGGTATTGTTTACAACCTATATATCCCTTTCCATTTTTAAGATTAGTTATTAAATAAACAAACCCAAACTTATCAAGATTGGGAATAAATTCTTCCTCCTTTCCATATATTAACCAATGATGATCTACCATTCAAGAATCTCTTCAACATCTGGTTCTCGTATAACTTTAGTAAGATACCTATAACCCATTGCATAATTGTATACACGTAAACCTTTTCCATTATTAACATCTTTCCAACATTCTTTTTTATGATTACAATAGAAACAAGAAGTCCCTAACTTTCTATTACCAGAAGCTCCATCTCTAACATCACTGTAACATCTATTGGGTGGTTCATTATTTTTAACCATTGTTTTTAAATAATCAATTCTATCTCCTGCATTTATCATTTCCAATGAATGTACTGGAGCAAGACATATCTCTCCAGTTTGTTTATTTATAACCAGGAAAGCTGCTTCATCCACATCATTCCCTTCAGCATAAGCTGATATCTGTGCTATATAACCAAAAGGATCATCTTTAACTAAATCTCCTTTATCAAACTTTTGATATCCTCTAGGAGAAGTAGACTTACAATCTACTAAAACTCCATCAATCACACAATCTTGATGACCTTTAATTCCCTTTATATTTAATTCTTTTTGTGTATCAGTAACAGTATGTTGTGCAATTTTAGAGAATGCTATTAATAACTCTTCCAATATATACCCATATAAAAACTTTATTTTAGTAGAAGCAGGATATGGAGTAGAATTATTTTTTAAATTAACATCATACCATACTTGCCTATCTTGTCTTCCAATGGCTGATAGTCTTAAACTATTTTTATTTTCTCTTACCTTTTCATATAAAGCTGTTCTAAGATGTTCTTTTATATTATTACCAAAATCATTTATACAATTATCTATTTCTTTTTGGTCTAAATTAATATCATCTAAATTAAAAAGATTATAAATATCTTCAACTAATGTATTTATATTTTTCATAATAAAAAATGGGGAGAGTTTTAAAACTTACTCTCCCCACCTCCTTTCTTTATTTATTTAAGAGGCAAAGGGAATATCTTCATCCCCTTCATTACTAGCAAACCCTCCATCAACAACATCAAAAGCTTCATCAGCTTCTGTATTATAAGGAATAAGATTAACTACTTGAACAGCACGTAGATCAGCACTTACTCCTGCTCGTCCCTTAAACTCCCACTCATAGGTTGTATAATGAACATTAACCTCTGAGCCATTACCAATAAGAGTTTGGGTCATAGTTCGCTTCTGACCATCCACAAGATCAGGAGCACGATTTAGAGAACCATCCTTCCGACGAACCTTCCGTTTTACTGTGATAAAATCACCTCGTTCATCTCCTTTATTCTTAACAATAAGGTCGTCCTTCTTAACAGTCTCTAAATTTTTCTTATCAAGATTACACACATCAATCGTCCATACTCCATCTGAATCAAAAGTAGTATTTGGATTAGTGATAGCAGCCCAATAAGCATTTCCTGAAATTACTGACATATTTTTATAACTCCTTTATCTAGGTTAGAAATGTAATGTCTCATACTTTTAATTATTTGTCAACTATTAATGTGTCATAGCCCAGGTTTCTCCATCTTTCCATGTGCTATCTAAAGGACATTTAAGATTTAATTGACGTTCCGTATCTTTAATAGCTTCTCTTGTTATGGTTCCAAATCGTTTTACATCTCCTTTTGCAACTTCAAATTGATATTCATCATGAATAGAGGCTACTAACTTAGCATCTATTCCAGTATTATTAATACGTATAGTCATATTTACTAACCAATCTTTACATATACTAGCTCCTCCTCCTTGAATTAAAGTATTAAGGGCTGAATGAGGACTTCTTACATGAAGTAACCTTCCATCTATTCCCTTTATTCTTCCTCGTTCTGCTGCTTTTTGTACGTTACTTCTAATTCTAGCAAGGGCTGGTAGCTTAGATAGAAATCTATCTATCAGAGCTTGACCACGATCTTTATTTCCTCCTACTATTTTACCTAGTTTAGCTGCTCCGGCTCCATAGCAAAAGGCATAGATAAAAGTTTTAGCTTGATCCCTATCTGTGAGTCCAGCCATTTTCATATTAGTTGTATGAATGTCTCCATGTACAACTTCATTAATATAATCTTTATCATCCATTAGATGGGCTAAACATCTTAGCTCAAGACCAGAAGCATCTGTTCCTACTAATGTATGAGTATTTGGATTTGAAACTGTCCAACAATTTCTACATTCTTTTCCAAATGGATTACGTACTGCTGGTACTTGAGCCATGTTAGGATTATGGTGAGCCATTCGTCCTGTAACAGTTCGTAAGGTTAATACTCTACCATGAACCTTTCCTGTATCGTCATCAAAACAGTTAATCCAAGATTGTATTTGTGCTATTCTCTTTTGAAGTAAAAGAAATCTGGAAAATTTCTTAGCTTCTTCCATATTAATTTTATTTAATATCTCTTCACTAACTATCACATTACCTTTATCTGTATATTTATTTGGCTTCCATCCTCTTTCAATTAATCTATCTGCTATTTGATAACGTGATCCTATATTAAATGGTACATATTTTGTTTTAGTTTTAAGTTCAATAATTGTAGGTGGAAATTCTTTCTTTGCCCATTGTTCTAATTTATAAGCTTCATCAGATAATCTGGCAAGTAATCCAATTGTCCTTTGAATATTAAGAGTAAATCCATTTCTTTCTTGTTGATCTATAATTGCTCTAATTTTATGTTCAAGATTTATAGAGTAAGAAGAAAACTTATTCTTTTCTATACATAATTTTTTATATAAAACTTGAGTAAGATTGACATCATTCTTACAATACTCTAACATTTCTTTATTATATATTTCAAAGTTTTCTTGTTCCCATTTAGGATGTCCAAGTCTATTTCCCCATGCTGCTAAACTATGTCCACCATCTCTAATAGGATTAAATAACTGAGATAAGACAAGAGTATCTACTACTTGATCTAATTTAATATTTGTATTTAATAATCTATTTAATACAGGAGCATCAAATGATATTCCATTATGCATAATAAATTTATTTACATTTGTAGACCATGATTTAAATGTATTTAAATTAGAATGATCCCATATTTCAACTTTAGATGTTTCAAGATCTTTTGCTACGATGCAATGGATCTTTGTCGGGTTTAGAGAGTCTGTTTCTATATCTACGATTACGTTTTTCATATTCCTCGTCCTGTCCACACCAATTACACTCCTCTTCTTTTCCTATATCCATCATAGAGTTCTCTACAGGACACCAATGTTCCCACATTTCTTTCTTCATACTGCAAAACTTTCTCCACATCCACATTGAGATGTGGCATTTGGATTAACAATTTTCAAGTAGGAACCTGCTATGTTGTTGGTAAAATCTATAATAGTATTTAATACGAACATCATAGCTTCAGGTTGCACACATAAGTAACCTGTTCTAAGTTTAAACTTATCTTCAGTATTAAACTGATCTGGTATTTCTTCTTGTAGTATAGTCCACTCATAGGTGAACCCTGCACAACCACCTCCCTTTACACCAAGCATTACACCTTGAGCATTATGATCTTTAATGATATCAGACAGATGCTCATTGGCAGTATCAGTGATGGTAAGTAAAGCCATGCTATCCTCTCATTAATTTAAATAGACATAAAACGTAGGCTGTAATTACAGAAGACAGCCATATTCCAAAGCTGTTGGTAAAACCTAATTCCTCCACATGGGTTGTAAGGATAAGAACTGTTACCAGTGTTATCCCCCAAGATAATAGAGGTATAAATATAAGAAAAGGAATCCATTTAAGAAGGATACTTTCTATTAATAAGATTTTTTGGAACATCAATATTCTCCATATTAATTATATATGCATCATTAACATCTATACAATAAAACTTTTCATTTTTTGTATACTTTGTATTAATTATTTTAACAGGGGCATCTCTTACAACTTGTCCATCCAGAAACCATGCTTGTTTACAATCTTTTCTAAATTGAACGAATGTTAAAGTACCTTGAGATCCTTCTCTTACCCATTTATCCACTATCTTTTTCTTTCGATAAGGAATATGTACTGTTAGCCAACGATTAGGCCATTCATCTTTCCAAATATAAGCTATTTCTGTTTCAAAATAAGAAACAATACCATTTTTCTTACAAGTAATATCAACTCCATACGTTTCTTTCAAATCAATGCATTCATAGCCATGTTTCTTTAACCATTTTTCCATTATACCATTAGATAATGGATCAGCTTTTTTATAAAGTTCTTCATCAAACTTTTTAGTTCCCATTAATTGTCTCCTGTATCAAAAGGATTACTAATTTCTGTCATTCTACCAGTATTTCTATTATAAAATAAGTATGTAGATACTCCTGTTTCACCTGTATATCTATTCTTTAGTATACGAATAGTTGTTGTGTTAGATAATATAGGATCATCATCTTGTTGATTTCTTTCCAAGGCCACAACAGAATCACTTAAATGGCCGATTGAGGCCGATCCTCTAAGATGACTTAAACTTATTTCCTTCCCATCTTCATGTCCTCTATCACCAGCAGGTCTACGTAAGTGTGAAACAAGTAATAAACATATCCCTGTTTGCTCTACTAATGATCTTAACTTAGTCATTAATATATCTATAGATTTTCTTTCATCAGTATCTTCTTGTCCACTAACTAAAATACTTAAGTGATCTAAGAATATCCATTTAGTATCAAGAGCTTGTGCCATGTATCTAACTCTTGCAAGTATCTCGTCATTATTTATTGAACCAAAATGATCGAATGCAAAGAGTCTTCCACTACCTATTGTAGCATTTTGCCATTCTTTTAATTGCTCATTACTATATCCTTCTCTAATTTCTTTGATATATAAACGAGCATCTGCTTCTACTGACATAATATTCCATGCTGTATGTTTAATACCTTCTTCTAATGCAAGGATACCAATGTTATCTTCTGTATTACGGAGGATATGATGTATAAGTTCTCTAGTTATGGATGATTTTCCCATTCCTGCACCGCTGCAAAACGTAATTAATTCCCCGGTTCTCATTCCATAAGTTTTCTCATTCATCTGAGGCCAAGGATATAAACAAGTTTCACAATACTCTTCTTCAAAAAGAGAGTCACCTAAATCGTTTAAGTTAATAATTCCTGCCGGTGTATATGGTTTAGCACCCCACCAATCTTGTGTAAATACTTCACGTTGTCCCATCTTAAGATACTCATTAGCATCTTTATGTTCCATCCTCATGATCTTACATTTATTAGGAGCAAACAACTGAGCTACTTTTTCAGCAGCTTCTTGTCCTTGCTTATCCATATCAAAACAAATAACAACATTATCATACCCATCTAGATAGTCAAAGGCTTCTTTGCAATCTCTTACGGCTCCTGTTGCCCCTGTCTTTATACTTACACTAGGCCACTTCGATCCCATAAGTTCATAGGCTGACATTGCATCCACTTCACCTTCACAAATTGTAATATACTTTGCTTTCTGTGTGAATATATTCTGTCCAAACAATACAGCATCAGATAACTCTCCTTCCACCCACATACGTTTATCTTTTGTCTGTCTTATTTTATTTCCTATGTGCTCCCCTTTATCATTATAATAACCATACAAATGATGGGTAGTTATGTTACCATTTCTTTTAATCTTAGTATTAAATTTCTTGGCAGTCTCTAAAGATATTTTACGTTCAGGGATCTCTCCCCATTCTCCAAGTGTAGCCATAGATTTTACCTTTGTTTTAGATATAGTTACTACATTATCATCAAATCTAGTTTGACAAGAGAAACACCACGAATATCCTGCTGTATGATTAACATTAGCATCACTAGATCCACAAGCAGGACAAGCTCCACGATCTAACCATTTCTGTTGTTGCATTATACCCCCGGTCCCGGCCATGTGCCATTATATATTTCTTTCATACGTTCACTCATTTCATCTTCCTCTTTAACAATATAATCTTGTACTAAATATTTCCATGATATAGGAAAGATACCTTGCATATGTTCAGCGATAGCTTCTGCTATCCATCTTGTTTCTGTTTGTGCATCTTCTTGTAATCTTAAATTACATACTCTGGCAAAAGCATACAAACTCCCTGACCAATACCATTTTGTTATCATAGACTGTGGAAGAATAGCTCTTGCTTGTTCAGGACATACATTAGCTTTTAACATTTCTTCATAAGTTTTTTTACAAGTATTAATAGCAGCATAATATTTTTCATTAATCCAAGTGTTTCCAAAAATTTCATGGCTTGTTGATCCTTGCTTTTTATTCTCTGCTCGTTCTCTCCATGAAGATGGATACCAGAAATCAGGAGGAGTGTCAACATATCTCCTTGATATTTCATTCCAAGCTAATCCAACTTGGTGTTTTA